ATATAAAGTAATAGTCTCTGGAGAACTTTTCATAAAAACCGCTCCCTCTACTAAACAGCCATATAGCATCGCATTAGGCGCATTTTCGGATAACCAACTTTTGTTACTAGCTCCTACAGTAGTTAAAGAATTGGGCCTGTAGTTATAATGTAATTCAAAAGTTAAAGCACTTGCAGGAGTCGGAGCCAGCATAAGTACGTTATTGTCAAACAAAGAATAGTAAAGGGGTTGCCCTGTTGTAGCTCGCGCTGGAGTGTAATCTCTCATCCAGGAAACATGTTTAAGTAATAAATAACTATAATTATTACTTGAATCAATTAAAGCTAAACTAAAAGGAGATAGAAAATCAGAAGGCGTTTCTAGATACTCAACGTTTATTGTCGCACTACCTGTCACATTTTTACGAAAAACAGGAAGTTGTACCGATTTTAAAATACGTTCTTCAGTCGTCTGTATAAACGTATCTAGTGTATTAACGAAAGTATCTTCAGTATTATCAAGATAATTCTTAACTGCTGTTTGTAGCCCACTATATGTAAATCCAGCCATTATATACTCACCGTTACATCGCCTAATTCACCTGTTGCCCCAATACCATCAAAATCAGTTCCTATAGGGTCAGAAGCAAAAGTCATTCCTCCTGCTGAAGGGTTTGTAGTGCTTACTACTCCTAATTGGCTCTGCGGTAAAGAAACTTCAGGACGAGGTTGCCATAAAGATTCTGCGTCTGCTGTAATACTAGGAGGATCTAGTTGAGGATGTTTAGGCTCATAACATTCATGACAGGTTTTAAAATTTTCCCAATTCCCTTTTGCCGACGTATAGGGGTATCTAAAACCACAAGTATCACATATGAAGTAAGCGTATTTACCTGTAGCGTAAGCCATTAAACATACTCATGTTTAGGAACAAGTCTTAAAGGTGAACGGTCTTCATCATATCGAATAGCATTAGCTAAGTCTTGCTCATATTGTTCTTTCATTATAGGAAGCTTCTGTACGTTCTTTTTTAAGCATAAGTAATAGGCTAAGCCAGAAACTAAACAAGGCATAAATCTAGTTGGGATATCAACGTCATTAATTTGGGCATTATTGTCTTGTATTGTTTGCCAGACATAGTAAATGAGTTTGTCCGTTGAGTTCTCTGGCGTTGGGTATAAGTGAACAACAGGAGTTTTTAATCGCTCTAGCCAATACTCGGTTGCTCTAGCTTTAGTGGCTTTATTAGGAATACCAACAAACTCATTACGATCTATTCTATCTAACGTGTAATCAGTGACTGTTCCACTGACCGTTCTTTGAATATACGCATCCAGGATGTCTATATCATAGCTATTAAGAGTGTATTCACTAGTTCCTTCAGTAAGGGTAAGTTCTACTTTAGAAACTTCCCACATTTGAATACCTCTGTTTGACCAATCAGCAAACATGATATTTAAAGAACGACGCGCAGTAACAGCATCATAAGACGTACGAGCTTCTAAACCAGCAAGCTCGTACGCTTCCTCTATTGCTGTCGCGACATCTAAACTAAATGCGCGAGTTCCTGACGTTGCCATGGATTACGATCCTGGAGCTTCATAATACTTTAAAAATTCACACCAAACCGTATACTCATTTCCTGCATCAGAAGTGGATGGTATTACAAAAAGTACATCCCCTGAATACCCTGAAGCTGCCGTATTCTTTAGACCACCAATCTCACTAAAATCAAACGAATTATCGTAAGCTAGTGTAAGAAAAGTAACATCTGTAGTTGCATCCCAATCAAGGGAAGCCGGGGCATCAGGTGCTCCACTACAGGTGTACCAAATTTTGTTTAAAGAAACATGCGCACACGATTCACCATTTAAGGTTGAAGTATTTAAAGCAGAAACATCTACCAATGTGGTGCTACTTGCACTTCCGTCAGAAAGAACAGAACAGTAAACAATAAGCTTCTTTTCGCCATCAAGTTGGTTAGTCGGTCCTGTGACTGTGTTAGCCATAAACTACCTCCTATATATTAACTATCAGCGAATGGAGTAACTATCGTTCCTGAACCTAATATGATCCCTTGAACTGCATATTTAGCAGACGCCATCGCAGTGACTTGTACAATACTACCCACAAGCCCACCTTTAGTAGTTCCATTCATAGTGATAACATCATTTGAACCACCTGATAGAAAAGTTTTACCTGTGGCATCGCTTACACCTATATAAAGCCCACCGACAAACTTATCAGTTCCGTCTGTCAAGATGTCCATATCTGTAGCTGCTGTTTCAACTACAAAAAAGAAAGTGGCTCCTAAGTTATTTGTTTGATTAGGATCGTCGTCTCTTCCAGGAGCAGTAGCTACAATACTTGGTAAAGTAAACTTACCATCTGCATCATTGCAAGTAAGAATTTTCCCTGCATGTGACGCAACGGTTAGTGAAGTATCAGCGGTTAAACTAACTACATTAGCGTTTCCTGCTGAAATAAACCCCGCAAGCGATCGTACAGGACCTGAAAAGGTTGATTTTGCCATATTAAGTCTCCTTAATAACTCTATCGTCTTGGCTTGTCTGCTAGGTCAGTCGATAGATATTAATAACTCCTAGTTTTTTGATTGTATCTTATTCTTGTATTAAAGGAAAGGGAGCCGAAGCTCCCTTTGTGTCTATCAGGAAAAAAAGGAAAGCGATCTAGAGTTAATTAACAGGCATTTTGTTATTAAGTTAAAAAAACAGACCGCCTTCCTTTGTTACTTAGGCGCCGGGTGAACCGAAAATACCACGCCAGTCACTCCATCCAAAACTGTAACGTTCTCTGGCTTTGTATCGAACATTTCCAGTTTCAAAGTCACCTTCCATGCTAGTAGATACAGGCGTTCTAACGAAGTGTTTAAGTCCGTTAGGTACGTCAGTTTTGATAAAGAAAGCATCAGTATCTGTCAGATAATGATTAACAACATAGCCTTCTGAGACCATTCCCATATTTCTAATTGCGTTAATATCATTGTCAGACGTAGCGACCCTTCCAGGAGTTTCCATGAGCCTATCCGCTGTAAACTGCAAAGCAGGTGGAATTATTAATTTCTTTGCTTGTGCATTAACCTTCAAATTTCGCTCATCTTTAAAGGCAGCAATATCAATTAATGCCTGTTCAAGAGAAGTTTCATTTAGGTCAGCTGCGGTAGAAAGCTCATTCTTCAGATCCACGTTAGCAACAGTCGGATGGTCTGTAGCACAAAGCTCTTTTCCATCACCACCAACATATGAAGAACTAAACGCATTGTTCAATACGTTAGCTGCTTTCACTTGTTTAGTTTGCTGCATTGATCGCGCTAGTGCTCTTGTGTAACGAGAAGAAAGCGTATCGTAGAGATTATCCTCAATCGCTTCTTCTGTCAACGCAAACGCAAGTGCAATCGTTTCGTGTGTAAAGCGTGCCGTCCAAGACTCCTGAGCTGTGTCATAAACGACAGCTGCTCCCTCACCTTTTGTTGGCGCCTCACCAAAGCCAGTCAACATCACTTCCTCTTCGAAAGCACGTTCAGAACTTTCGGTGTCAAAGATGTCTTCGTGCTCGTTATTGTACCTCTCATACTCTAATCCAAAGAGAGCATGGAGTCCAGGGACTAGTTCTTTAACTAGTTGGGCTCTATTAATCGCCATTATTTATGCTCCTTAAATTAGACTGCAAAGGTGTTAGTTGGGAATGTGAAGAGTCCTCTCGCATAAGCACCTATTGAATTGCTTGGTTGCGAGGCGAATCCTACACATAACGCTACACCACTTGAAGTAGTCGCTGTTGCCCCTTCCTTCGATCTACCGTTAGTTGTACTACCGGCAGTCGTTGAAAGAGTATATTTAGAACCGATAAAACTTACGGCAGGGGTTCCTGCTGTAAATTGAGCCTCGTAAACGATCCCAGGATCATTGTAAACGAGAGCTTCTGCATCGGCGCTCCCTTGTGTTGCGGTATCAGCAGTCCAAACTTTCGAGAAAGTTGGGGTGCCATCACTCGCAGTATAATATACTCCATAAAACACACCTATAGGAGTGCCAGTCGCCGTGCCTTGAATGACATAACCACTAGATAGATTAACGACATCACCTGAAAAGATTGATGCGTTAGTTGCACTTGCGATTCTCATTTTAGCAGGACGAATAACACCACCGTACATGTGATATGCAGGAGTAAAACCATCAGGTTTATTTGTATTAGCCATTAGTGTTTCCTCTTACTTAATACACGTTATTCTTAATTCCCTTTGCCGGTAGGTTTACTACCGAAAGCAACTTTAGAAGTCCTTTGGATATCACTATCTTTTATAGGCATTCTAGCGTCGCTCTCTCGCATATAGTTATGGTCTACACCGTTCATAGCTGATTTTGCTTCAGCTTCAAAATACTCTTTTCGTTCTTGTGCGGTTTCAACGGGTACTTTAGCGAGAATTAAGCCTCCAACCCCAATTACTCCTTCAAGGTTTCCACTATCTACTGTCGGAGCTTCAAAATCAGGATAATCTTCTGCTCTCACAGGTTCATATCCTTCCCTAATACGTTTAGACATATTAGATTTATCATTCTCTCCTCTAGTAGCTTCACGGATCCACCTGAATTGATATCCAGGAGGAGCCTCTGGCGCATCTAACATTGAAGGGGGCTTCCAAGGCGTTCTGCGAGTTTGAGAGTCTCGTGTCTCTGCAGATCGTGAGTGACGATCAGTACCGACATCCTTTGTTCTATCATTGTCAGTCATTTTATACTCCTTCCATATGCTTAGCATATTCTTCAAGTGGCACGTCTAATCGTTTAGCTATCGCTACCTGACTAGGTGTCAATTTTATTTTGCGTACTCCTTTTTTACCTCCAGCACCTCTGCTGGAGGTAGCAACCTGTTGTACGGGGGCAGATTGCTCTTGAGAAAACTTGTGTGGAAAATTATCTTTCATTCTTTTATCCACTTCGACATAATAAGTATCTGAGGTCGGGTCTACCCCATTTTCAACTAATTCTTTATGTATACCAAATGCTGCAAACGTCATTGCTTGGTCCGTTCCGAACCATACATTATTTTTAGCCCATTCCTCTGCTTTAGGATCGGTCTGTCTGCTTTGATATTGTAAATTAGGTTGCTCCTGTACAGGAACTGCTTTTGAAGTGTCCCTTTCTCTAATTTGTTGCTGAGCCGTTAGTCTTCTAAGGTTTTCTGCTTCAGCACTTACCCTAGAAAGTTTTTCAGTCGCATCAGCAATTGCTCCTCCATCACCAGAGTTTTGAGCATCTTTTAAAAGTGTCTTTGCTCTTTCGATTTCAGATTGTACTCTGTTA